GGTTTAGAAGAATTTCATCGTTCCCATAGATCTAATTTATTGCGCAAAGACTACGCATACTACTCTCAATATTTCAATGAAGATATAAATTTAGAATACTATTGGCCAAAGGAGAACAGCCATGCAAAACTTGGGTAATGGCATATATTATGTGGAAAATTTTTTTCCTTTACACAAAGAGTTTGTTTATGAAGCAGAAAAACAATCTCATACTTTAACTTTTTATGGCAATGATAATAATGAAAGAATAGATTACAACTATAGGGTTATAGATCATAACGCAGTTGGATTATCAGGATGGGCAATAGTGGGTGAAGAAACGCCCGATTTGTATACCCTGCATAAGAAATTAATGTTAGCTATACAGGAAAAGATAGAGTCTTTTTTTGGAAAAAAATATGAAAGCCAATGGCAAATGGCTAACGCAGATTATTCTGGGATACTAGTCCTTTACCAGAACGGATCAGGCTGCATGGATCATGTGGATACTGTTTTTGAAGATCCAAACGAGGCCTATAATTATACTTCGGTTTATTATGTAAATGATAGTTACGAAGGCGGAGAGATAGTTTTTCCAGAAATAAATCTTTCGTTTAAACCAAAAGAAAACTCACTGATATTCCTTCCATCCTACATGGTTCATAGGGTTGACAATTTAACATCTGGAGAAAAGCTCACTTGTCCTACTTTCTTTAGGGAAATAAAAAATGCAAACTAAAGTATTTTTGTCTGGCGCGATAGAAGAGGTAGGGATATTTGCGCATGGCTGGAGAAATAAAGCTGTAAAACTATTGGATGACAGAGGGTTTATCGGCGTTAACCCAATGGATTATGCACTAGAAGAAACTGACTGTGAACCAAAAGAGATAGTAGATAAAAATATATTTTTACAAAAAAATTGTGACATAATTCTAGTTGAATATACCATACCCAATAGAGCTTATATTGGTACAGATTTTGAAATAACTTGGGCCCATTTGAATAATCAACCAGTTGTTGTCTTTGCTCATGACTCTTATAAGTCAAGAGTTTATCTTAATTTTTTGTCAACAAAATTAGTTTCTTCCTTAGAAGAAGCTATAGAGTATATAGCTAAGACTTATCCTTCGGAGAAGTAAATGATTGATTTTGAAAACGAAAACATATTTGTTGGCATCCCAGCGTATAACGAACGATACATACTGCATACTATAAAAGATCTATATGAAAAAGCAGAGTTTCCAAAAAATATTTATGTTGGTATATTCAATCAAAAAAGTCCAGGATTTGAATTTGAAGATTTTTCTGAATATAAAAACGTAAAAGTAATTAATGCTTCATATGAATATCCGCTTGGTGTCGGTTATGCCAGGCTGTCAGCAGCAAAACTATTTTCTGGACAAAAATACTTCTTACAGATAGATGCCCACACAATTTTCTGTAGTGGCTGGGACACACTACTAATCAGTTATTATTCAAAGCTGTCTGCAGTAGTTGACAAACCAATGCTTTCTCAGTGTGCAGCGCCCGCAAATCCAGATATGTTTGAGAACTCAGACTCTTATGAAGATTTTAGGTCAAATTTTATTCCAGTAAAAAGCCAACCGCTTAGGGTAATGGAAAGTTTAGATACACAGCCTGACTATTCTAGGGAAAATGAAAAAAGAATTTTAGATATGTTCTTAGAACATTACGCTTGTATGGGCGGTTATATTTTTACATCAAGTAATTTTTTATATGAAATATCATATCCACCAAATCTCATATATGTATTCGATCAGGAATTAACAGCATTTAGATCTATGACTAGAGGGTACAGAATATTTTGTACAGACTTTGTTCCCGTTGCTAGTATGGGGAAAGACCCCACAGGTGGTTTTACTGAAGGAAAATATCCTAAAGATTTAAGATTTGTTTTAGACAGTAAAAGATTTATGGAAGATAAAGCTTTTAAGATATATCAAGAAGCTCATGAATATTATGATTATTTTTTAGGAATTAAATTTGGTTTTTGGGGTGCTCCTGACAAAAGAAGTTATGATGAATTTGTTAACAGATCTGGATTAGATTATCGTAAACTAACAAATAATGGCAAGCGATTAGATGCTTTTGCAAAATCGCAGACTAACGAATAGTTGCAAGAGATTAGATGGTAAAGACTTAAAGAAAGATGTTGCTTTTTCTTGGGAGAAATGATACACTAATATTGTTACATCAAATGGCAGATGCCACTAAAAAAAGGAATACAATGGCTGAAAATAAATTTAAGTATTTTACAGTTACAACTACATCAATTGTCAAAGCTTCAAATATGGCAGAGGCAGAGAAGATTGCTAGCGGCAATCGTAGAACAGTATCTGGAGTATCTGGAGAGCTTCTTTTCAAAGATGTTGATGTTGAAAGAATTACAGCAATAAAAGCTCGCGAACAGCTAGAGAGTTAATAAATAGTTTTATCCATTTGAACAACCGCAGGCCCTCCCTGCGGTTGTTCTACTTCTTACACAAGTGAGTAGAAATGTCACAACCAAAAATAATAGCTCAAATGGTGGGCCGCAATGAAGCCAGCAAGTATCTTCCAGAAGTGTTGGAAAGATTAAAGAGTCAAGTAGATGAAATTGTTTTTACGGACGATTGTTCTGACGATGATACTGCAGAGATAGCATCTAAATACGCTAATGTTTACAAGACACCTAAGCCAATGTTCACCACGCACGAAGGAAGACTACGCAGATATGCTTGGTTAAATCTAGAGAACCATGCGGCAGAAGGGGATTGGATTATCGCCATAGATTGTGACGAGATGCTTTATGATTCTTCTGATATAACAAAAACTGATATTAGACAAATCTTAAATTCATCAGAAAAAGATGTAGTCAATGTTAGGTTCTATCACATGTGGAACAATACTCAGTATAGGGTAGACAAACTTTGGGCACCTAATAATAGCAGTAGAATATTTAGATTTATGTCCGGCGCTATGTTTAGGGATAGAGCACTAGCTTGTGGGTCTGAACCAACGTATGTTACAGATCTAATAAACCAAAGAAATTATTTTGTTAATTCAAACTTAATTATGCAGCACTTAGGTTATATAAAAGATGAGGATAAGCAATCAAAGTATGAAAGATACTCAACTTTAGATGGTGGAGAATTCCACGCGTTAAATCATATCAATTCAATCGTAGATCCAAACCCAGTTTTAATTAACTGGGGAAACTTTGGAATTTAAGGAGTACAAATGAAAAATCAAATACAAGCTTCAATAGAATTAACCAAGTTGATGAACTCAAAGGAAAAGTTTGCCTTCTTAAATATAGCAAAGTCTTCAATAGTTTCTTTAAGCAAGAAAAACGCGGATGGCACACCTTCTCGTTTTAACAAAGAGATTATTAGATCTATTAATCTTTCTGATAATAGAATTATTAAGAGCATACCAGAGTCACTTGTTGATGAAGTGGTTGCCTCAAAGCATTCTGGCATTGGTTTAGTTGATGACGGCAAGTTCTATAGCCCTAATCTTTTTGAATACTACTACGAAAATAATAGAGAAGTATATAACTCAATTTTTAATTTTTATATTAAGAATACTAATACTGCGGTTGTATCTTTCCATGATAAAAAAACTATATATAAATTTATGGGATTTAAAACCAATGTAATTAGCGTTCCTTTTAATAACTATTTTTCTAGACTAGAAGATACGTTTGAAAAAATTGCTGCCCTAGAAGGAAAAATAGATTATTGTATTTTAGATTGTTCTTCTTTGGGATTAGCTTTGTCGAATTCAATTTGGAACAAACTAAACATGTCGATTATAGATTTGGGTAAAACTATTAGTTATTCAAAAACATATAACACGGCTGAGTGAAATGCATGGTAAAAAAGCAGATAAAGATCAGGACGATATTGATTTTCTAAAAGATTTATTATTGGAAACCTCTTTATCTATTTCTGAAATAGCAAAAGAATTAGGCTGGACTATACCACAAGTAAATAAGAAAATTAATTCTATTGGTTTGACATGGTTAAAAGACAGTAGAAAAAAAATGTCTAGAGGCCAAACAGCACTAACTGCAGCAATGCAAAAGCTCCTTCCAGGGGAAAAGATTATAAACGAATATCATATAGGCGATAAGTTAAAGTTAGATGTTTATTGCCCTAAGTATGAGATAGCTGCAGAATTCCATGGTAGACAGCACTATTATTACACTAGTAGATTTTTTGAATCCAAATATGATTTTGAAGAAGCTGTTAAGAGAGACGAAAAAAAAGAACAATGGTGTGTAGATAACGGTGTGGCATTGATTGTCTTCCGCTATAATGATAGCCTAACGGAACAATCAGTGTTTGACAGATTGCTTGAAGCGATTAGGTCAAACCCTTATAAGCCCAAAGAGAAGAAGAAGAATACTACGACGTCCTCCGAAGCTTACAGAAGTATTAAGAAGAAAAATTCAGAGTATAAGAAAAAGATTTACCGATCCATAAAAGAGAAAAAGAAACAATGACACAAGTAAATGAAAAGGTAGAGGATAACATTCCGCTGGAGTATCACATCTTTGCTTTGTCGTTTAGAAAAAATGGAGCGATTAATTACTTTAAGGAAAATCTTCCAGAAGAAATTGTTGGTTCCATACATGGGGAAAAAGGAATAAATGAATTTTATAAGGCCCTCCTAGCTTTTGAGAATGCTACGCAGCTTGATATTGTTGACCCAATAGCGTTTAAGTCTTGGCTGCAAACAGAAACAGATATACACGAAGCTCTTGGTGGTAACGCTGGGGTCGGCGTCATGGTCGACTTGTTGATGTCTGCCGAACTGTCGACGCAAGAATCTGTTTGTGAATTAGTAAAGTATAAAGCTAATAAAAGAAAACAGATTAACTATCTACAAGAACTTCAATCTATAATATCCCAAAAGGGACAAAAAACTGAAGATGATATATCTAGAATCCAAACTCTTACTTCTGAAATAAGAGAATTAGAAAACCAAATAAGATATAATCCACTAGATAAAATAACAACTGCTGACGAAATAGCTAGCAGAGTAGATTCCTTATTAGATATACCGAACTTCTTGCCTACTCAATTTAAGGCACTTAATAGAGCCATGGGGTACACGGATGAGGGCGGGTTCTTTAGGGGGGCTGTACACGCAGTCATCGCTGCATCAGGCAAGGGCAAGAGCACGTTCGTAAAGTGCTTAGCGAACAATTGGTTAGATAACGGTTATAGGGTTTTATATGTAAACTTTGAAGAAGCTACTGGTCACTGGGAAAGAATCTTAATGACACAGATAATAGAAAAGAATGTTTACCTAGAGTCATCGAAGTGGTCAGAGGAAGAAAAGAATAAACACCTGAATACTTTTAAGGCCCGACTTGCTAAGTGGGGTGACCGTCTCATGGTTAGACATGACCCGGATACTCCGTACTTTGAAGACCTAGAATTTTGGTTAAGAGATATAATCGGACAGAACATTAACATGCCAGACATAGTGATAATAGATACAATTCAATCTATGTTCACTAAAGGTGGGGGCAAGGGTAAGCCACGTTGGGGCGAGTTTGAAGAAATGATGGTTCGTTTAGAAAAACTTGCAAGAG